TTCTATATCTAAATAGAAACCTGCAACTTGTTGTTTTCTTAATTCGTTTTTAGAAATTTTAATCCGGTGTATGACTGCCTCCGCATCATCTAATGAGGTAGCTGAGTAGGGGACAATCAAATCATCCGCCGGAACAAACTTCGATACGGCTTTGCCAGAAAGTTCATCGTAATAAACTTTCTTAAATGTTGAACCTGCTAGTGGCAGATAAAATAACATTGAATCGAAGTCGGGCTCATAGTCATGCATTTTTTCCATGAGCTCATAATTCATATAATCTTTTACACGTTCTGACTGTTGTTGTTTTTCTGGAGAGGGAGCACCTATGACTTGTGTTCTTACCGGTCCATCAGCTGGTAATAATTCTTTGTAAGCTAAAGCTTGAAACTGTGTAACAGCTTCTGCTAAAACTGGATGGGTTGCACCTGAAGCTCCTTGAAATGGTTCGGTTCTCATATCGTATTTGAAACCTAAAAGATCTAAACCTTGGGTATAAGTTTTTTCCCAATCTTTTCTGGACATGTTGTAGTCCATATACTTTTGAGTTAAATCACTTCCTAATTCGTCTAGGACGTGATCCTCTAAAAATTCTGCTAAGTTTGCGTAGTGCTCATCACCACCTTCTGGCGAAGCGGCGTTAGGATCAAAGTCAACTGTAACTGATCCATCCTCTTCTTCTTGTACTTCAACTGGACCTTTAGAAGATTCTTCTACTGCAATTTCTTGTTCTACAGATTCTCTTATCTCTTCTTGACCTGGAACATTAATCTGTTTTCTTGGCTCTTGGGTTAGAGCTTTGTCTATTTTGTCTGCCATTTGTTTTCTCCAATTTAACTGTTTTAACAGTATTATAGTTAATATTCAACCCCTGAGGCATGGGCCCTGATTCAGGCGGCAGGAGCCAGGTTTTAGGGTAGCTTGATGTTTTTGATCTGGTCATTGTATTTCCCGAATGTTGTATCTTTTCCTACTTCTTCAAAATCGTCTTTAAACTTACTTAGTGTTATACCTGCTTGTTCTTCAGAATATCCAGGCACAGTTCGTCTTTTAAAATTATCTATAGCCACCTCTGCATCTCCAGAATCAAAAGCCATTAATTTATCAGCAAGTGATAATTCTATTCCCATTTCATCAGCTTTAGTAATAGCACTCTTAACTGCGTTAGCTCCAAATGCATAACCCACAGGTTTAATAACTTTACCTACAGTTTTAGCTCCTTTAGTAAAAGCAGTTTTAAATTTATCTGAGAGTAAAGCTTTTTCAGGTCTATCTATATTAGATGCTTTTTGTATAACGTTTTCTTTTATATTCATTCTTGCCATTAAATCATCGATGCCACCAGCTTTAGTTTTTTTAGTGGTTGCACCAGGTGGTGCCAGAACTTCAGAGGATGTATCAAAACCTAAGTTTAAAATTTTACCTTTTAAACTGTTTGGATCTACAATAATTGGTTTTAAAACATTTGCAGCTATTTTACCTTGCTTTCCTCCAGTTGCAACTGTATCTGCAATCAAACGATTAAGCTCATCTAATTCTTTTCTTAATGCAAATGTATTATTTTTTTTTAATTTATTACGTAATGTTATTTGTTTTTTATACAAAGGTAATAATTCTTCATTTAAAATTTCTGCTACTTCTTGATTAACTTTGGTAGCTTGAATAGCTAAAGCATCAATAGGATATTCTATACCTAATTTTCTAGCTTGAAAAATATTTGCAGTGTGAGCAGTTTCAAATTTTTTACCTAAACCTGTTTTTGTTTTTTCTTTTTTTAATCGTTCTTCAAACTGAGCTTCTTCTTTTCCTATAACTTGTTTTCTTTTTTTAGTAGCTACTTCTTTAGCATCACCAGTGGATTCAGGTCCTCTTTTACTTTCAGTAAACTCAACACCCTCTTCTATTAATTCTTTTTTACCTTTGGTCATCCATTTAGGAGTTCCAGCTTTTACATTTCTTTCTATTCCAAATTCTTTCATAACAATTATTTTAGCCTCATTTGGAGTTTTACCTGTCTTAACTAATTCTTTAAATCTATTTACTTTAGCCGTCACTCTTTCAGCGCCAGCCTCATTTATTTTTTGTAAGGCAGCTAAAGATGCTTCATTTGGATTATAGCTTTTTTTTAATCCTATACGTCCTCCATCCGCTTCGTTTATTCTTTCAATGATTTCTTCTTGTGAAAGTATTCTTGACTTACCTTCATTATCAAATTCAAAATCAGGTGTAGTACCTCCAGGGTTTTCACTAATCCATTTATCCCAATATTCTTTTCTTTCAATTGCAAATTTTCTTGCATCTGCTCCAGAGATTAAACCTTCTTTGATATATTCTTGAGTCTTTTTTTCTAAGTCAGGTAAAATAAATTCAGGTGCAATTGTATTACTTCTAACAGACAACACAGCTGTATCAATACTGTTAAATAAATCTTTTAGTTGTTTTGGTTTTCTAGGTGGGGGAGTTCCGTCAGCTAAGAAAGTTCTATTTGCTTCTTCAACTCTAGCCTTTAATAATTCTTTTTGATCACGGGTTGGAGATTCGATATACGAAGTCATCGCCTTCCCATAGTCAGCGATCTTCATATTAAACTCCTAATATAGCGGGTAATCCTCCAGCAGCTACGTCAGCTCTAGCTTGACCAAGTTCCATTCTTAAGAAATCGTCGATTTCCATAATAGGCATTCCAGGTCTTTGCTCGTTCATATCATACTTGTACTGTTCGTACATTTCAAGTTCATCAGAAGAATAATCACCTGGGTTATATTTTGCCATCATTGATGCGTTGTCCCTGTTGCTAGGACCATCTGTGCTAGACATTTCTTGGAAATAAAATTCTTTTAATTCGTCAATTGATCTAGGTTTACGATTTTTCTTTTTAATAAATTCCTTGACAACTTCTTCGATTCGGATGTCCATATTCTTTTTGCCTGATGCCAGCTGAATAGATTCGATACCTTCTTTTTCAGGTCTTGTTCCTTTAAATAGATTTTCTATTTCATCCATAGGTGCACTTCCTTTTAAAATTTTTTCAAAATCACCCATGGGGTCCATGCTGATTTCTTTAATTTTTATGTTATTCCTTTTTATGTAATCCGTCAAGGATTCTCCTGGCTCAACTCCTACACCAGCGTTGTATGCATCGATTACATCTTCGTATGTTTCAAATTCATCCATTAATAATACACCTTCTGTTTTTTAGGTAATAGCTCATCTTTATAATCTTCAGGATGCTCTATCAACCCTCCTTGTCTAAATCTCATAACAGCTTGAGTCATACTATCGACCAAGTCGTCATGATCCCCATATGGGAAAGCAGCACATTCTTCAATAACTTCCTGTGCAAACTCCATTTCTTTGGGCGCCCATATTCTCCCCGATTCAAACAGCGGAGAAACTGCGTTAACCCTAGTGTGCTTATCGTTGCCTTTACTAGGAGTGAAATTTATAACAGGAATTCCCATCTTACGCAACTCATAAGTTAAAGGTAATCCAGATGCTTTAGACTCAATAATAACAGTTTCTGGATTCCAGTAGCCGTATTGTTCTAACGCGATTCTACGTAACTCTGGAAATTCTACTCGTTCTTTAAATGCATCTAACAAAATTAAATTAGGTGGTTCATCTTCAGAGGGACGAAAGACTCCCCATGTCGTTATCGCACTATAGTCAGCTGTCTGTTTTTTCATAAAAGCTGTATCGTAAGATTGTATAACGTGCTCTAGGACTGGCATCTCTTCGTGTTCCCAATCTTGCCACCATTCTCTTTTAATCAAAGCTCCTTCTTCTGAAGTGGGCTTTTGCATATATTGAGCATTCCACTTTGAACCAGGGATCGAGGCTTTAACAGATTCTAAATCTTTTAGATTCCAATACTCAGGCCAGACAGGTTTACCTGACGGCATAATAGCAGGGAACTCAATTAACTCCCACTGATCAGCTTTAGCTTCTTTTTGTGCAGAAATTAATTTACCTGTTAAATCTTTTTCATTCCATCTTGTCATAATTAACAAGATCGATCCGCCAGGTTGAAGACGTTGTCTAGGACCGGATGTATACCATTCAAATGTTCTATCTAAAGCTTGAGAGTTCATAGCATCTTGTTCGGTGTGTGGGTCATCAATAATTAATAAATCTGCACCACGTCCTGTGATTGCCGATCCTACACCCGCTGCATAATACTCACCACCTTGTTGAGTTTCCCATTTACCTGCAGCTTGACTATCTTCTTTTAATCTAGTTTGAAACACTTCTTTGTATTCTGGTGAATCCATAAGTTGTTTTGCTTTACGTCCAAACCTAACTGATAATTCAGTAGTGTTTGTAGATTGAATAATTTTTAGTTTAGGATTCTTTCCAACCATCCAAGCAGGGAGAAGGTAAGATCCAAATTCTGATTTAGTATGTCTTGGTGGCATATTAATAATTAATCTTTTAATTTTACCAGCAGCTAGTTTGTTAAACTTGTCAGCGATTTCTTTGTGGTGTTTACCTTCAATAAAGTCTGGCCAGACGTGTTTTACAAAGGTTAAGAAATCAGATTTAATTTTAGATTCTTTTGTTTTTTGATCATGCTTATTCATGAGCAAAGCTAGCTCACGTCTAACATCAGCAGGTAGCTTATCTATGTTTTTAAGTTTTTCTTTATCTATTCTCATTTCAAAAAAATTTTCTGCAAAATTTTTAGAGGTTGATTTTGAAACCTTGCAAAGTATTTATAGCATACTTATTTACAAAACCTAGCATAAAGTGTTTGGTCTGGGACCCCTTTTTGTAAAAGTAAAAAACCTTTTGTATAAAAATTTAAAAATTGATGGTGGTCCTGGTACCTCTATGCGATGTCCCTGGCGCGTTAGCGCCAGGGAGAGAGAGTTAATCTAGTAAAGTCATATACGCGCTAGCGTTCATCTTACTAAATTTTGTTAAACCTTTTTGCATAGTCTTGTAGTCTTCATCTAACTCAGCCTGTTTAATCATAATGTATAACTTATATTCTTCTGGTGTTAACATTGCTGATTGTCCAGAATAAGGATTAGTTGTTTCTATTGTTCTTTCTGTGTTACTCATATCTAGGAACATATAGGATAAGTCAAGCATTGTCAAGAGGTTTAAACTCAGTTGTTGTCCATTCACTTGTACCCCAACTATAATCAGATCTGTGTTTAACTTTTACCGGATCACTTATAGGTGTTTCAAGAGCCTCGGCTCTTGGGTGTAATGCAATAAACTCGTCTATATGTTCTTGAATAAACAAGTGTGCACAACCTTGGCTACAAAAGTATTTAAAGAAAGATTTTGCGTTCCACGGAGTCTGTGGAACTTTTCGTGTTCGTAAGACCTTGTTGCCTTTAGTCCCACGAATTCTATCGACTGTTTGATTAGTATGGCAACTCGGTCCGTGGCACCAATTAAAATCACTCATTTTCTTAACCACTGTTGATGTTGTCTTTCGTATCTTCTCAATCTTTCATTTTGGTCTACACTTGGTAACATAAACCACCATTTGAAACCAAATGTAATTGCTATCGCAACACCTATCCAAAAATCAAAATGAATAGCTAACACTACCCCTAAAAATATCATTACAAAATGTAATGCGAAATAAATTGCTCTCAGCATTAGTGCCTCACTTTCCAAGTTGTAGTCGCAGTCCTATAGCCGTGACTGTCTAAGTCGTAATAAACATAATAAGGTGTTCCATTTTTAGCAACACCATATCTGCTTTTTTCGTCGTGTTTACCAAGTCTAGTAATATGTTTCTTATGCTTACTAGCCCAATATGTTATGTAAAATGTTTTGTTCATTCTTTCCTCTCTTTCTATGGGTATCCTATATTAAATAGGATACCCTGTCAATAGTTAATTTACACTTTGTTGCATTTGTTTTCTTGCAATAGCGATCTTTTGTTCTCTAGTTAAGACCTCTTTATCTTCCAATAAACTAGCCAGATTTTCTGGGCTATAAATAGAAAGTGCAAGACTTGAACTTTCACTCATCATTGTTTCATTTAAAACAACACCAACTTTATCTGCAAGTGCTTTTGCTTGGTCAAATGTTCTGTAAGATTTTAAACCTAATCTAACTTTCTGCATTTTGCCCTCAACATAACTATACATTTGTTCGTGTTGTTTGGTGACCTCATCTGCACTAGCACGATACATCTTAAAAAATTCTAAAGTGTTCTCATCAACTTTGAATTGTCTTGAATGACAATAAGATGTTCCAATTACCCAAAGTTTAAAATCATTTTCCCATTTGTCTTTAAGATATTCTGCACCTTTAGAAACATCATTTCTACAATGAGAAAAACCTAAGTATTGATTTACTGCTGTTTCATCATTGTAATACTTTGGATTTCTTTTTGAGTAGTCACCATCAATAGATAAATTATAATCTGGGTTAAGACCTTTTGCTTTCATCTCATCACGATAATAAGCTCTTGCAAACTTTCTACCCATATCAAATCTAACATTGACCTCATCATTTGCGTCATACTCTCTCCCCTCATCATCAACTTTTTTAATCGGTGTTGAAACATAGAAACAATGATCTTCAAATAACTCACCACCAGCTCGGTCATATTTTTTTATCATTGATCTTATTGTGTCAATATCTTCCTGTGGTTGATGATATCTTACAACTTGTTCAATTTTCTCTTTTGCTTTTTCTCTCAAAAGATCATACTGTTCTTTTGCTTGAACCAATTTATCTTTTACTTTTTCTTCGTAAAAAGATTGAAACTGATCAGCAATCACTTTTCTCTTTTCTGAGTTAAGTGTTTTCTTTTTTGTAGTCATATTTCCTCTTTCTGTTTTATTTTGCATAAATGTTTTTTATCACTTGACAATTCTATTGTCAAGGATTATATAGGATTTACTATTTATCAAGTTAAGTTAAACCACCTCTGGTAATTGTAAGACCTCGTTTCTGGTTTCCGGTCGATAAATTTGAAAACCAGAGGGACAACTTCTGGTTGTGGTTTGGGATTATCTCTCCCACGTTTCTACGACCAGAACTGATCCCTGATCCATTAGAGATAGGAGATGTCCTATGCAAAATGCTAGCACTCTCTGATGGATCTGGGATCAGCTGCTGCCTGAACGTGGATAAGATCCCCGGGCAGTGGAGGGTCCG